GCCAGCTCCCTTAATCTCGTTGGTTAGGTGGGCAGTCAAGTGCATAAGCTTCTGTAACCCATCATTGTTCTTTGGGGTGAAGCCTGGCTTGATTACCTTGACCTTGCGGTGGTCCACTACTTCACGCTCGTGTGCTACGAGTATGACGTGTACCCCTGCAAGGTTCTGGAACATCTCGACAGCCTTACGACACGCATCACCAAGAGGTTTGTACAACCTGGCATCGAGTGCTTCTGTCGGGATTTCATCACTACGCGCACCTACATCCTCGCGGTGTAGGTCGTCCAATAGCATGTCAGCTGCTGTGGAGAACTCGTCGATGACGACAGCCCCCACTTTGTCAAAGCCCTTCTCGCCCTTAGCAATCGCATTAGCAATTACTGCGAAGTCTGAGAAGCTCTGGTAGTTCATGCGCACAACATCGTTGACCATTCCGTCGTGGTTCTCCAAGGAGACCCAGCCTTCTTTGGTGTCGATGTATAGCACTTTTTGTTTTGGTTTGATTATGTTACGTGCAAGGCCGACAGCCAGAACGGTTTTGCCACTACCCGGCTTGCCATAAAGCATTGCCATTAGGTTTTTGTTGACTTTCTCCGTACCCAGGTCCGTCATCCGGCCCACTATTTCATCAAGGCGATTATTCATTTTGTTTCCTTATCTGGCGACGCTACAAATTGTTTGCGTTCGCGTATCTTGTACTCAGTTTTTTTCATTAGTTCGACGTTGCCGCCAATTAGTTCTGTCGAGCATATATCTTTAAAAGAGCAAGATTGGCACACCATTTTGTTTGCTGTGCGATAAGCCCGACTTTCCTGCTCTTCGAGACTCAGTTCTTTCAATGCTTGTATCTCAGCTGCTACACCAATCTGCTCCATGAACGTATTAAGAACACGCTCAGCGTTCGGCTTCAGTATCATAAAGTAATTCATTGAATCAGGTGCTGGTTCTTTCAATTTACGGGTGCGTAGCATGTTATACGCTCCATACCCAATCTCATAATCAAGTGCTCTCAATGCTCCAATATATTTTGGTATCTGTGGCTGTAAATCTGTTTGTGCTGGCGTATAAAAGTCGTACACAAATTTGTGGTCGATTACTACGTAAACACCTTCAGGGTCTTTTACAACCATGTCTACAACAAAGGGATAAGTGCTCTCTGTTTCTTCGTCGTACATCAGACTAAATTCTTGCTCAACCGCCAGTATTGTCCATCCGTTTCTGACCAGGAACTCGTTTGCAAAATAGCCCCAATCTTGATTGAACAGTACGTCATGCAGCTGTGCACGATTTGATGGCTCTTCGTACCCCTCGGCAATAATTGCGTCGTATTCTTCTTCAGCTTTCTTTAGTCCTAAATCAAACCTCTCTAGCTGTCCAGCTGCATCTGATGCAAGCTCAAGTAAGTGCCTATAAAAAGCTTCAAGTACGCGGTGGCCCGCTGTGCCTGTTGCTAGGCTGGCGCTTTTGTTTACGCGCTCCAAGCTAAGACCGTAGCCGTAGTAATGCTTCCTACGACAGAGCAGGTAGTTGTCTACTTCTGAATGGCTGACACTAGGCATCGAGCACATCCGTAGCTGGAAGGTCAACACTGTTCATCAGGTTGACGTATCGACGAGCTAAGTTGTAGCTGTCTTGTACGTCATCAAGTGCCCTGTGCTTGGTCTCATGCGTCTTTTCTCCGACAGACCAGAACCCTACAGAGTCAAAGAACATTCTGAGTGCGCTGGCATCCATGTGCCTGTGGCTCAACCGGCGGTCAAGGCGAGGCATCCAGTTACGGATAAAGCTCCGGTCAAAGTGGACGCTGGAGCCTGCGAGGACTGGCATAGCAATTTGATGCTTGTCAATGTCTTCGAGTATCTGGTCTTCAGCATCCTCAACCATGATGGTGCCAAAAGACTCCATGTCTTTAAGCAAACCATTCTCTGTGTGCATTGTCTGCACAAACAAATCCTGCTGCATGAGCTCCCACGCAACTTTGTCAGGAGAGATGAGTACTGATTGTGCCTCAGTTACTTTCTCCCAGTTGTCTGACAGGAACCAGCCAACTTCAATCATTCGGTCATGCTCCGGGTCTAGCCCAGTCGTTTCAAGGTCAATCCATAAATACATTTTCATACCGTCCTTTCATCAGTGATGGTAGCGTACCATCTATTCCGTGTCAACATTAGCGAGCAACTTATTTTTAGTTGACCAATAATGTTCGTTTTCTTTTATTTCCTCGGCAGTTGCTTTAGTCTCACTGTCGTGATCTTTGTAATCTTGCAATGGTAAAAATGGTTCGTCGGCTGGTGGCCTCTCACCATAATAAGGATTGTTTAGGGCGTGCCATCTGTTATGGCACTTAGAACAAATACGGTGTACGTTGTCGGGAGCATTGTTGATGACGTTCTTGTCAGGCCCATGGTGGCGGTCACCCTTGTCGGGGCCTTTGCTTGGCTGAATAATGTTGCCATCACAACCGATGATTGGCTCAACGCCACCCCCCGCATACTTTAGTCCGGCCCACTCACACTTCATGTCTTTGAAAATAGGGTACATCATGGCAGCTCGCTTACGACCTGTCGACACAATGTCAGTGATTTCCGAGGGCTCAGACATTGGCCTTCCGACACCGCGCTTCTCTACCTCAACTACGGTGTAGTCATCTTGGTGAGGTTCATACAACTTAAAGTTGATGTCAATCCATAGCTCGTCGCTCATACTATTTCACCTGTCCTCATTGCCTCACTCAAACTATCAGCTGTCATCTCAGCGCCTTCATCAACCATTGTATCGTTGAACGCCGACACCATCTGTTCTTTCCGACTAATGGTGTTGCTCATCCAGGTATCTATCGAGGCCGGTATCCGGTAAATGTAAACGTCGTTCTCCATCTCCTGGCCAATGCGGTCTGTCCTCGCGTAAGCTTGGTCGCGCTTGCCGGGGTTCCATTCCTCGTCGATGATGTGCGTTGCAGTTGCAGCGGTCAAATTCAAACCAGTCCCACCCGTCTTGTAATTGCACAATACGATGTCCCATTTTGGCTCCTCGCCTTTAGCTAAATAAAAATTACTCTTAATTTCTTCCCGTAATGTAGGTGTTGTTGAACCTGTCAACAGTGCAACATTCAACCCAGCATCCTCCAACATACTAAACAAACCTTGCAACGCTGTGCTGAACTGGCTAAACACAACCTGCCTACGCCCCTCAGCGTGTAGTTGCAATATCTGCTCCATCACAGCATCAAGCTTGCACGACTCACGAACCTCCTGGCCGACAGAAAACACCACGTTACCCTCAGAATCTTTTAGCTCAATGCCAGCAGGCCACACATTAGCCTGTCGCTTTCGCGTAATAAGCGCAATCAAGTGCATAATCGTCATCGATTCGCCACTATCTAACATAATCTGTGCACGTTCAGACAGTTGACGTACTATTTTATACTGTTTTTTGTACAAATCAGGGTCCAAATCGACACGCACAATATGCTTACGCTGTACCGGCAACACAATCCCCGCGTCTTCCCGGCTACGAGCGAGAAACCTACCCTCAATCAATGGCCTCAAGTTGTCCAACTGCCCATCACGAAACTCCATTTTTCCCGAGTGATAATTCTGAATACAAAACGTCTCCAAAAACTGTGTCTTCCGAGCAAACAACATCGGGTCACACAGATGCAACAAAGAGTAAATGTCAAGGGGGCTATTCAAAATCGGTGTGCCCGTAGTAAAACACAGATTCTTCACGCTTTTAGTACTCAACCACTCATCGAGCTTGTAAGCGTATCTAACAGGGGTAAGTTCCCCCTTGACCCAACCACAGCTAGAACAAGGTTTTACCTTCTTGTCGGGCCCATACAAGCCCTTAATGGGGCTCTTGCAGCGAGGGCAAACGTTATCTACTTTAATCAACATATCAATGTACTTATAGTTCGACGTAGTAGTGCTCTTAATGTTGTGGGCTTCGTCGACAATAATCGTGTCAATGCGCCAATCCATAAGTTTCGCCAACAAATCCTTATCCTTGCGCCAAATCTCAAAATTAACCACGACAACAGCTTCATCACTCGCCAGTATTTTATCCATCAGGGCATGGCGTGTCTTAGGCGTCTTCTTGTACAAATTGAACACTTCCCGATGAGGTGCCAGCGTCATAATCTCACCAGCGAATTGGTCACAAATATCTGCTTGGCAAACTACAAGAGCCTTACGAGCTTGTACAAGGTCAAGCCATCCGATGGACTGTCGGGTTTTCCCCAAGCCCATGCCATCACCAAGAATCCATCGCTTAGCACCAGCACCAAAGAGAGCACCG